CTGATTTACCTTGCTGTTCCATTATATCATCCAAGACAACTGCTGGATTGACCGCAATCATTTCTTTACCATGTGCGCGATTCGATTCTTTGGCAACTTTGGCTCCAAGACTGTGTCCACTTATAGTAACGTTGTCAGTGTTATATTTGTTTAAAGCTTGATCAGTAATCTTTTTACCATGCTCAAATCGTTTTCCACTTTTATGACCAACCATAAGACCAATGTCGGTCATAACATCTTGTAAGCCTTTAGTCCCTCGATGATTGACAACAAGATGACCTGTTTCAGGGTTGTAATACACTTGAGCACGCTTTCCACTTAATTCTTTGTCTATTACATAACCATCTATGTTATCTATCTTATTAGGATGATCGTCATATCCATTGTTGATCATGTGCTTTAAAGTCTTGCTATTTATTTTACCCCCAACATACTCATACTCTATGAATGGATCGTTACTATGCTTTTCTATTTTTAAACGATTGTTTTTCAACTGTTTCAATACAAAACTCATAATTAAATTAAAGATAGAAAAATTATTTTATACGCTTAATGTATTACAATGTCAGCAAGTCTTTTCAATAGCTACTCGGTAAGAGGAAATTTGAAGTTCTACAAAAGCGAAAACGATGAAGAAAAGATTACGATTGGAATCAGTGTTACTGCCAATCATCAAGTGGATGAGAATCTTTATGAGAGTATAAACGAATTCTTAGAAAAGTTACTCATAGAAGACTATATCAATGAAGATTCATATAACACGAAGAAAGAACTGGAAAAGTTACATAAGAAGCAAGAGAAAGATCAAGCCAAGTCTATTAAAGAGTTGGAAAAAATGAAAGCAAAAGCGTGTAAGATGAAAAAAGCGCCAAAGAAAGCTAAATCAGCTTTTTAATTGAATTATTAAGACTCTTGCTACATTCTTCTACAAGTCTTTCCAATTCATGTTTCATCTTTTTAATGTTATCCATTTTAATTATTTTAATTAAACGATTCAGGTAGTTTTCTACTTTAATTGTTACAATATGACTCGCAAACTGTTTAATGTATTCTAGATTGGATTTAATAGTAACCATACTAACAGGTTTAAAATCTTGTTCTATCATTTCAATTACTAACTTTAGAAAGTTTGTAAACTTATACATTCTGCCATAGTCGCTATTCAATAAGTTTAAAATATCTTCATCAATCTTTCCTTCAATAATACCAAGGCTGAAATATCGTTTTAGGGCTTTGAAGTAATCTCCTTCTATTTCCAATTCTTTGATTTCCTGTTGTAAGTCCTTTGTTACACTAGATTGAGTTTGTTCTTTCTTCGTTTTTAGTTCACCTTTGTTACGCACGAGGAACAGATTGTATAAACAATTAATATCGGTGAAGATATCATTGTGAAGATAGCATAAGTCAAGCTTAATTGTATTGTCTTGCATTAGTAAACACTCTTCAAATGTTATCGCATGATTGCCTTTCTTAACAGATCCTCGCTTCATGTCTTCATACAACCAACGAATTGGTTCACCTTTATAAACACCGCATTTAAAATCAATAATATAATAATCAGGACTGCGATGTGCTTTATGAAAGATGTTGAGAAAGTCTTCGTAAATTTTGTTTAGAACCGTTTTAGAATCAGACACTCCAATCTCAGCGTTCAGATCGTAATCATTAGCGTACAGTATGTTTCGAATTTTATTTGATCCAATAAGGAAATTGTGGCTACCACGCAGTTCCAAAAAATGGAATACTTTATTTATATCACTGTCAATGTACTGAGTATCTTGCTCTTTCAACATTATAATACAAATAGATTAATAATTTTACGACTGAAATGATATTTTTCAGATGTAAAGATGAACAAAAATTACAAATAGTTCCGATTATATACCTTCACATAGGTGTGAGCTGGTGGAACATAAATTCCTGGGCCCGTAGAAGCAACTTTCATTGCGCCACCGTTATAATTATCTAATCCACGCTTCACAGTTTCGTATAACTTATCAAAGTTTTTATCCATCTTTACAAATGCTGTGTTATCAACATTATTTAATGATGTGAGGATATACAACTTTTCATCCATATCCTGATACATTTCTTGTAGCATTAGTTTATCAGCATGAGAAATGCCTTGATAGCGAGTGTCAACTAACGTTTGGGCAAGAGGTATCAATATATTAATACCATTTGCAATCTTTTTAGTCAATAACAATAGATCGGATGAGAGCTTTACTACCCCGATTTCATTTACCACACGCACACCTTTCTTTGATCGTCGATCAGAATCTAATCCTGTATATGTATCAAATACGGTCTGGTCATCAATATTATTTAATTTATCGTGTTTGCCTGATGCTTCATTACGCTTTCTATTAATATCATAACCTAGTTCTTTTAGAGCATTTACAGTATCTTTGTCAACCTTATTCTTTTTCCCCTTTGCATTGCGTAACAAAACAGATTCAACTAACTCTTTATCATGTGCATTATCAAGTTCTTTGTATTTTCCTAAATTGCGGATAAGACCAGCAGGATCAATGCTATCCATTAGCATTATTTTCTCTAAAAACTTAATGTTTTCGTATTCGTCCTCATAATCTTCGCCGTTTTCATACTTATCCTGAAATTGAGTCATCAGTTTTAAATACAATTCTTCTAACTCACTATCGCTTGCATTGTGTTGATAATGGTCTTTTTCCTTTTGCGTGAACAATGATCCTCCATAGAACTCATCTTTATTGTTTAATTTCATTAGCGATAAAGCATGGTCTAAATCATTATCCAAAGCACGAGTCTGCGTAATAAATTCTTGCATTAGTAAACACTCTTCAAATGTTATCGCATGATTGCCTTTCTTAACAGATCCTCGCTTCATGTCTTCATACAACCAACGAATTGGTTCACCTTTATAAACACCGCATTTAAAATCAATAATATAATAATCAGGACTGCGATGTGCTTTATGAAAGATGTTGAGAAAGTCTTCGTAAATTTTGTTTAGAACCGTTTTAGAATCAGACACTCCAATCTCAGCGTTCAGATCGTAATCATTAGCGTACAGTATGTTTCGAATTTTATTTGATCCAATAAGGAAATTGTGGCTACCACGCAGTTCCAAAAAATGGAATACTTTATTTATATCACTGTCAATGTACTGAGTATCTTGCTCTTTCAACATTATAATACAAATAGATTAATAATTTTACGACTGAAATGATATTTTTCAGATGTAAAGATGAACAAAAATTACAAATAGTTCCGATTATATACCTTCACATAGGTGTGAGCTGGTGGAACATAAATTCCTGGGCCCGTAGAAGCAACTTTCATTGCGCCACCGTTATAATTATCTAATCCACGCTTCACAGTTTCGTATAACTTATCAAAGTTTTTATCCATCTTTACAAATGCTGTGTTATCAACATTATTTAATGATGTGAGGATATACAACTTTTCATCCATATCCTGATACATTTCTTGTAGCATTAGTTTATCAGCATGAGAAATGCCTTGATAGCGAGTGTCAACTAACGTTTGGGCAAGAGGTATCAATATATTAATACCATTTGCAATCTTTTTAGTCAATAACAATAGATCGGATGAGAGCTTTACTACCCCGATTTCATTTACCACACGCACACCTTTCTTTGATCGTCGATCAGAATCTAATCCTGTATATGTATCAAATACGGTCTGGTCATCAATATTATTTAATTTATCGTGTTTGCCTGATGCTTCATTACGCTTTCTATTAATATCATAACCTAGTTCTTTTAGAGCATTTACAGTATCTTTGTCAACCTTATTCTTTTTCCCCTTTGCATTGCGTAACAAAACAGATTCAACTAACTCTTTATCATGTGCATTATCAAGTTCTTTGTATTTTCCTAAATTGCGGATAAGACCAGCAGGATCAATGCTATCCATTAGCATTATTTTCTCTAAAAACTTAATGTTTTCGTATTCGTCCTCATAATCTTCGCCGTTTTCATACTTATCCTGAAATTGAGTCATCAGTTTTAAATACAATTCTTCTAACTCACTATCGCTTGCATTGTGTTGATAATGGTCTTTTTCCTTTTGCGTGAACAATGATCCTCCATAGAACTCATCTTTATTGTTTAATTTCATTAGCGATAAAGCATGGTCTAAATCATTATCCAAAGCACGAGTCTGCGTAATAAATTCTTTTGCTTTTTCAGCGTTAGGATTGGATTTAACTACAGGGACATTGGATTGAGTCATTAGTTGTGCGTTGTAACCTTGACTATTACTTAACACTCCTTTTTGTAACTTTTGTCTTGGTAAACGAATAGTCTTAGTCGGATCAATAATACTTACAGTTGGAGAAGGGGTATAATCTGGATCATCACCCATCAATTGACGTTGTAAATCTTCATAACCTAGTTGATATTGTAGTGCTGTGTTATCTGCCATTTGTTTTGCAATAATAGCAGGATCATTCAAGCGAGTGCTTCCAGTTATTTTCAAACTCATAATAATATATCTCGATAGAAATATTTATCCAAAAAAAGTTTATTTAATAATCTATATTCTTTTCTTTTATATGCTTGGACGCTACTGCTAGCGAACAATTATGTTTCTGCATTAAGTGCTTAATGAGTGCATGACGACGTTTCTCCTTATCACTTACTGTACGAGTGCGCTTCGGCTTTTTCATTCCGGCCGCCAAAGCTAATGGTGCTACTTCCTCGGCAATTGGTAATGCTTCAGGTAATACCTCTTCAGCGCCATTTATCAGATTACCAATGTTATTCTTAGCGAATTTAACACCTTCTTGAGCAATTACTTTAGTAGCCTCATTGATACCAGCCTTCTTTAAAGCATGACCAAACTCATTTCCAAATTTCTTCATAGACTTAACAAAATGGATCTTACCACCTTGCACAACTTGGTCACTACTATCATCGTCATCACTACTACTATCATCGTCGGAAACAGAAGTAAGAGGCATTGCTTTCACCTTTTTCATAGTCTTTCTAATAATCTTCTTTCCAATAAAACTGCCTCCTACTTGGCCATCATCATTGTCACTATCCTGTTCATCGCGCTTAGTATCAACATAAGTCAAATTTACTTGAGGATAAATCTTGTTTAGTTGCTTAACAGTATGTGCGTAATGCTGTTTTAATTCATTCAACTGACGATGGACTTCGGCTGTGTCAATCTTTTTCACATTTGTTCGCGGAGTTTGATATTCACCCGAATTCATCAAACGTTCCCTAACACCAGCCTGCTTATTTAATTCAATCGCTTGATTAGCAATTCTTGCTCGGTATTGTTTCAAATCCATTATATAATAATGGAGAATAAAAAAATAGCTGAATAAATGTTTTTTATTCATTGATATATCCATGAATCTTTTTGCTTCTTCTAGGAGGCATTCCAGATGCAGACATTCCACTAGCCATATCTAGACCGCGAGATGCCTGTTCACCAACTTCATTGTCAAGCTTATGTTCAATTTGTGATGCTTTATGGAAGTTAAGGCGCATGTGCTTACTCAGTGCATTAATATTTTCAATTGCCCCACCAACCACCTCGGTTTCGTAAGTCTGCTTATCCATCACAGGATCCTCGGTCTTAGTCTTCATAACAGTAGCAATATCCAACAGTCCAGTAAAAGTATTGCATGTACCATTCTCTGTTCTAAAGATACCCGCTTCAACACAAATTAGATAGATGGATGGTGTGATGGCTTCGTTAGACTGATTAGTAACGTTAATATCAAAGCGAATCTGGAATTGACCACGACTCATGTTGGTCACTTGTTCATCTAAGCAAAGATCCATAGCAGGATCAATGCAAAGAACGCTACCAGTTGTAGGAACGGTCACAGGATTACCATTCATATCGTTAGTGTTGCCGTAGCCAGAGAATTCAAAGAAGTTAGTTTGAATACCATTACGAACAGTCATCTCGTACAACTGAACCTTGTCCGCGCTATTCAACAAGCCCTGCTTTCCATTGAAATCCACATTGATACTATTGATCACCATGAAAGAGTTGGAGTCGTAAGTGGTCATCTGACTTGCATTCTTCTTTACATAAATGAGCATTTTACTTGGGCACACTTGCAATTGTTTGCTATCAAAAGTAATAGTACTAGTCTGACCGGGCTGAATAGGAGTAGACAGCTGAGTTATTTCACTTCTATAGTTATTGTAATTAACAACATTTCTAGTTACAATCTTTCTAGCACACGTATCAGGAATAATCATAGTACGCATGAAAGCCTTAGGATCTCTGTATCCGAGATAAGTCACATTACTAATAGTCTTGGATGTAGTGACATCGTCGTGTAACAGTGCATAAGAAGCGTTAGACATGACTCTAGTAGCGTCTCCAAATGTCAATTTAAGATCTAACTTATTCAATCCCGTCAATGACGCACAATTGTTTGATGAACCACTAATAAACGGTGACATGAATAGAAGCGGTTCCGTAACAGTAAATCGGAGAATAAAAGATGCAAATGGAGAAGTACCATTAGCATTAGCCACAATTCTCAGAGTATTAATAGGAGTTGTACCATCAGTCTGATAAAGCTTCACAACATAAGCACCGCGACCAATAAACTCTTTCATATAAGTACCATTGGAATAATTGGCGAGTACGTTGTTATTAGAACCGAAGCCATCTCTATAATCATAGTAAAAGGTATCAATTAAAGACGGTGTAAGACTGTTATACTTAGCAAGATCTTGGTAGTTATAGGTTTTGAGAAGAGCGCTCATAATCTCCCTTGTGCTTACAGATGGGGAAGCGGTATTTACCTCAGTTTGCACTGAAGTAAGCAAAGAGTTAAGTGGAAACGCTTGCAATGCATTGGTGTTTCCGTAATCGAACAAAACCTCATCGGGAGCCCAAAAATTTGCAGTAGTTCCACCTGAAATATCAATTTTCAGGTCAATGGTAGATTGAACCATAACATTTCTATCCACAGCAGAAAGTACGGAAGGAATGTTCAATTGAATAGTGCACTGTGTGGTACCAGTGTTAGACTGGGCGTTAAATTTATGGTAACTGGTGGATTTAGGACCAGTAATGACTGGCAAAACAACCTCACTAGTGATATCCTCAATTTGGCTGTCGACAATGTTAACAAGCTTGTAGTCTGTACTCATATTATAATATAAAACAGATAAATATTTTCTAAACAAAAAATAATAATTCTCATACTATATTATTAATGAGTTTAATACTTAATGCAAAAGACAATGTATTTGCGTATATTGAAAATAAGAAAGGGCAACGAGAAGGTACAATTTCTATAAATCAATCTGATGCTGGTGATGGATGTGATCATGTTGAACTCGATGACGGGTATAAATTTTGTTTGGCACCAAAATCATTAAAGGACATAGAACGACAGACTTTATTTGTTGCCGGAGAATCTGGAGCTGGTAAATCCCATTATATTCGTGAATACGCAAAACGCTATCGTAAAATGTTTCCGCACAATCCAATATACCTAATATCTTACTTAGAAAAAGATAAGACACTCGATGAATGCAAAGAGATTACTCGAATCAAACAAGCGTTAACACCAGAGTTTTTGAATGTTTGTATGGATATGGACTTAGAAGCGGAGTTTGAAAACTCACTCGTGATATTCGATGATATCGATTCAATTAGTCCAAAAACAGATAAGAAAACCAAAGATACTATCTATGGTTTTTTAAACAAAATGTTAAAAATAGGACGACACTATGGAATTGGTGTTGCGTACTTGGGACATGAATTGTATCGGGACTTGGGAAGTATTTTGAATGAATCTATGACAATTACCTTTTTCCCGCGATTTTTAAACTATTCAAAGTTGAAATACTTATTAAAAGAATACCTGGGGTTATCAGATAAACAAATCAAAAGCATCCGATCAATCAAAGATAGATCCATTACTTTTATTAAGGGTGAATATAAGGTCATTCTTTCGGACAGACAATGTTTTATACTAGAAGACGACTTTTAAGTAATCTACTCATCCTTGATCTTCAATTCCGACTTCAACTTATTTATCTCTCGAATAAATTTGAGAGATAAATTATTTCTTTCATCAGTTGAAAGCATTTCTTGCAACGCTTGACATTTCTTCGTTTTCAAATGACTCTTTGCATAATACAGGTTTACACATTTATGGCAGAATACACAATGTAATATATCATTGCAATACTTTTTATAGGCAATATTCTTAGACATTATATAATATTACACGAAAAACATTTCTTCACAATATTGAACACTATTACATAGATTCGCACGGTATTGTACAGAATTACATAAAAGCGCACAGAAATACACAGTTTAGTTTAAACACTGCATAATATTGCACTGTTTAACACGAAATATAACAGTATAAAATGAAATAAAATAGATTTTAACAGCATTTATTTCAGTGTATTCCATAACATACAAACTAGTTGATCAAATGTTGTGTGATATTTGTCTTTCAATCCTTCCATGCGCTCGACAAATTGTTGTAATGTAATATTTCTGAACACGCACTTTGTAAAGCTTTCTACCCATTTGCCACAAGTATTAATATTTGGATTGTACTCTTGAAATTGTTTAGTATTATAACTAAATAAAAAACCATGAGGAATGGTTTTTAGTAATCTTGTAAGCGATCTTTCAGTTTCATTTAATTGATAGCGAACGCCTGCTGATATTCTACTTA